CATTGATTGGGCACCAGCAGTACCTACTGCCAATCTGACATTCTGTGTTGCGTTTCTAGTTAATAAGTCTCCACGAGTTGTGGTTACGAAGTTTGAATCTCCTTCAGCAAGTAAGTCCCAATAAACTCCACCAGTATCGTAATCTGGTCTTTTAGCGTCACCAGCGACAGCAGAAGAAGTGTGTGCTAATTTACATCTATAAGAAGATGAACCATAAGCAACAGCGTCACCTGGAGCATAAGCAGTTGCGTCTGCCCAAGTATCATTCCATTTTAAACCTTCGTTTAATAAATCCCAATTTGTAGTGTTTGTTGGAACAACACCTGTTGCGTCTGTTTTTGCAACATAAGTGTGACCACCATATTGGACTACATCACCAGTTTTATAAGCGGTTGCACCTGCATAGGTACCAACCATCTTATAACCAGTTGTTAAAATTTCCCATTTAGTAGCATTGTTGTATGGTGTTTCGCCAGTACTTTGTACTACAGCAACATAATTGTATCCACCATAAGATACAATGTCTCCAGCTTGATAAGCTGTTCCAGCGTTGTATGAATCTTCAAATTCTAATCCTGAAACGAATAAAGCAAATTTAGCAGTATCTATTGTAGAAGCGGCAGTATGTTCTACGGTACAGATATAAACATTTGCACCATATTTTGCTAAATCATTTACTTTATAAGCAGTACCATTTGTGTAAGTACCTTTCCAAGCAAATCCTGGAACAAAAGATGTCCATTTTGATGTATCGTCATATAAGTCTGTTTGTGAAGTGTGTGCTTCATTACAAGCGAAGGTAGAACCTCCCCATTGTACAACATCGTCTACTTTATAAAATGTAGTAGCTGCCCAAGCACCTTTCCAGTCTTGCCCAGCTGCCATCTTTTTCCATTTTGTTGATGTAAGGTCTGTTTCAAAAAGTGCTGAAGATGTATGGTTCGCCATTGCAACGAAACTATTTCCACCATATCTTACAACATCATCTTTAATATAAGCGGTTGCGGTAACCCAATCACCTTTGAAGTGAAATTTAAGTCTACCTAAAATAAAATCTGCCATTTTTATCTCTCTCTAATTTTTAATTTTACAAATACCTTTCCTGATTGGCCTGTGTATAATAAACGCCACCAGCGGGTATCCAGTTATTACCAGTTGTTGAAGTTGCCGTTTCTGTAGCAGCATATGTATAGTCGTGTTGGTATCTCGCAACTAACATTCCTTCATCATTAATAAAATAAAAAAGTTTCAATGGGTCAAATCTAACCTGTTGATACTTTCTAAACTTAGCATTTGTTTGATAATGGTCGTCTGTACTCTCATCATAATCACTTTGTAGTGTATTCTGAACGGTAGTACCATCACTTGCTTTACCTATTGCAAGTCCTTCAAAACCATTATAACCAAAACCTTGTCCGTCGTTAACATCAATAGTATCAGTACTATCAAGTTTAGTCTTTGTGTAAATTAAAAGACCATTAACATCACGGTTTAGGGCGTGCATAGCGTATTCATTTGAAATCTGAAAACCAGCAGCGTCTACTCCTACAGCGGTTGAAGCTCCTGTTGCTAATGCTAATGCCATTTAATAATTCCTCTTTTGTTATATTTATACTATTTATAATCTATTATGTGTTCTCTAATACAGATATAAATGTGTCTGTATCTGCCACATTACTCACTACTCTTATTATATCATTTGCTTCTAAATTGACTGGTTTGTCTAATATAAAAGTGTTATTTTGTGGGATTATACAACCTTTTATAATACTTTTAAAAGTTGTTCCACCATCTACCGTTGCCGATACATCTACTACTGCTTGAGTAGCAGCATTCTTATTTGAGATATAAACAGCGTGTAATACGGCAGTTCCATTAGAAGGAGCAGTATATACATTTGCACCTACACCATCAGTTGTTGGATTTGCCTGTCCAGCATTTTTAAAAGCACTTGCCATTGTTTATTATCCCCCAAATACTACAGCGAAAGCAAGAATATCTCCTGTTAATGCCAAAGTTCCACTTGAATTTGGTAGTTTAACCGTTCTATCAGCAGTCGGGTCTTCTACCGTTAATGTTGTTTCGTAGGCGTCAGGTGTAGCACCTTCAAATATTATATTTGCATTATTAAAAAATATGTCAGTAGTTGTTGTATTACCAGCATTTAATACTGATTGAATATTAACAGCACTTGCACCACCAACTTCTTTAATAGTACTCGCATTTAATTTTGTAAAAAACTTACCATCAGCGACATTCATCGCCAATTCGCCAATCTCTAAATCACTTACACTAGGGACAGCGGCGGAAGTAAAACTTCGTTTTGGTTTAAGAACGGTAGCCATTAGAACGACCCACCATCAATAGTAGTAACCTCAACGGCACCACTTGTTACCGTGAAGTTATCAGTACTAAACGAAGCAACTCCTTTATTTGTTGTTGTAGCATCCTCACCAGCAATAGTAATTGCAGAACCTGAAGCAGTCGTATCAATTCCTTCGCCAGCAGTAAAAGTTAATGTACCACCAAGACTAACCGTACCTGTTCCAGATTCACCAGCAAGTGAAACACTTGGATCAGCAAGTTTAGAGTTAGCAATACTTCCTGCCAACATCGCATTTGTAATACCACCAGCTTTAACTTGTAAAGCGTCTGACACAACAGCGATTGAAGCGTCATCTACATTAACATCTAAAGTATTCCCAGCTTTTACAAGAGCAGCACCAGCTACTACTTGTCCAGCACCCGAGAATTGTGATACTGGTAATTCTGTATTGTTAGATAATGTGTTGTCTGTTAGTGTTGGTATACCATTGTGAGTAAATGTATAACCATTATCACTATTAGCAGTTCCTTCTTCAACGAAAGTAAATGAACCACCAGTTAATTGAGCACCTGTATTAGTATCGGAACTTCTTTCCATTCTCCAATTAGAAGAGTTAGAACCAACATCTGTTACCTTGTAGATTCCATTTTGTCTTGCTTCTGTTTGGTCTTTAACTAATACTCTATCGTTAACTGATAAGGTAACACCATCTATTGATAAAGCGGCCTGTGTTCCAGCATTATCTAATCTTTTGTTTGTTTGGTCATAAGTAACCGTTAAGTTAGCAGTAGTAGCAACTCTACAACTATCTTTAACATCTAATCCTGAAGTAAATCCATCAACATACTCTTTAGTAGCTAATGCGTCAGCACCAAAACCTGCTCTATCTTTATATCCACTAGGTACGGTTACAACACCAGTTCCGTGTGGAGTTAAAGTAATGTCTTTATTACCAGAACTTGTTGAAATATCTTTTCCATTTAAAGTCAAGTCATCAACAACAGCACTTGTTAATCCTGTAAGGTCTGTTAATGCAGAACCACCTAATTCAACAGCAGTTCCTCCAACGGTAACACTAGTGTTTGCTAATTTAGCATTGGTTACTCCGTTGTCTGTTAATTGAGTTGTTCCAATTGAAGCGTCTTGTACTTTAATTGTAATTGTATTTGCAGTAGCGGCAGTATCAATTGTTCCATCACCTGTTAATAATAAAGTATCAGCAGTTCCATAGTTAATTGTTGTACCAGCACTATCTTCTAAAGTAAGAGTAGTATCAACATCAGCGAAACCTAATTGAGCTTCGGCACCACTTGCTGAGGTTACTTTTACGAATTGTCCAGCACTTCCAGCACCATCAGGTAATAAAAGTGTAGATGAATTTGTTAATGATAACGGAGCTTTTAAAACAACATTGTTTGAACCGTTGTTTAATGCTTCGTTAAATGTAATTTGACCTGAATCAGTATTTGAGTTACCAAATACCATTTGGTCAATTCTGTTATTTGAATCTGTTGTTATTAATTTTTCTGAACCAACGACACCGTTTGTTGTAGGAAATAGACTTGTAAAATACTTACCACCAATTACATCAATATCATTTGCGTCACCATTTCCGTCAACCCCACCTGTACCAGCAAATAATCTATCTCCATTATTTCCTGCAGTACCTGTTCCATAAGTTAAAGCTAATTCTCCAAGTTTTAATGTACTAGGAGCAGTTGTGTTAGCACTTCTTTTTATTCGTATTATTGTTGCCATATTCTTTTCTCTCTATTTAAAATGAACCACCATTTAAAGTGATGGAACCTGTTGTAGTTGAGATTTCGTCTCTTACAACAAACTTATCACTTGTTGCAGAATACTGAATCATAGAACCATCAGCCAGGGTAGACGAGTCTACATCAGCTAATAGTCTAAATTTTAATGTTGCGTTGGTTACAGCAGTTTGAGACGCTGCTCCAGCAGGCATAGTAACCGATACTTGTTGAGGTCTACTAATTGTTGAGTCTATTCTAGCTTTTATTTGAGACACTTCTTTTCTCCCTTTATTGTGTTAATATTTATACCAAATGGCAATTCAAATATTAATCAATTTTGAAGTATTTAGAGAATTTAGACGGTAACATTAGGACGAACGGTAATAATACCTTCTATGACTCTGGTTACTACAGAATCACTAGTCCTAGTAACCTCTACATCATAAACATATCTGCTTGGTGCGTCCAAGGCAGCTGTTTGAGCAGAAGTTAGTGATAATGTGATAATTCCTGTAGTCGGATTCGCTACAGCAGTTGTCATTGTAGTCCGTGTCTTTGTACTTTCATACCCTTTAGCCATTTTGGCCTCTACGGTATGACCTGTTAAATCCCAAGCTGCTCCATCACTTCCTGCCAATGTTATATTACTAGAAAATGTAGTGCCTTGGTCTATTCGTAGGTTAGCAATCGCCGCCATCTAATTAACTCTTTTGTTCTGTTTTATTTTCAGTCGTTGTTTCTTTAGGAGCATTGGGGTCAATTCCTAGGAACTCACAAATCTTAGCATTGTAAAATCTTATCAATACCTCAATCTTTTCCGCTTCAATCTCCAGTCTTGCACGATTTTGAACCAATTCCTGACGAGCAATCACATAATTTTTAGTTTTGTCGTCAAATTTCGTTTCATCGTACTCTTTACCATTTATCTTAATAGCCATAATTATTTCTCCTTATATTTACTATTTATACTAATACCTGTATCGTACTTTATTTCTTTTTCATACCAATCCCTAATATCAGGTATCATTCCTTGACTTTCATCTTCAGGAAAAGCTGATATAATAGGATTGTATATATGCTTCTTATCTTTATATACTTCAAAGTAAGGGTCATTACTATACAATAAATTTGGGTCATTTAATAAGTCCCAAAAATTATCTCCATAATCTCTCTCAATCCACTTTGCATAACAAACTGCTACGCAATAACTCTTTGCTGGATATATAAACTTATCTACCCTTTCGTGCCAATGTTTAATGGCAAATCGTACCGTCTCTTGTTCATCCCATATTAAGGATATTTCTTTATCCATTAACATATCCGAGTGAGTAGGATTTAATCTATGGTAGACTTCTTGTTTGATTTTCCATTCTTTCATAGCTTATATACTCCAAATTTCTACAATCTTCCCATTCAGGAATTTTGATATTTAAATAACTTTTTCTATTTACTTTATAAAACTTAATATGATGATACCATCTAAACAATTTTTTCCATTGCAATATCCAATTCTGTATATAGTAATTACTAGGGTGTGTATCTGATTTATAGAAAGGTTGTCCTTTATATACATTATTAAATCCTGTACCCATACTATAGAAGTCGTGTCCAATTAAATATACTTCTTTCATATTATTAATCGTCTTACAAGCAACATAACCACTTGCAGGACCAGTTGCCCAACCAGTTTGTTCTGGATCCTTTATTATGTCTGTCAAATTATAGACATAATCTTTTGTACACCAACTTACACATACCATATTCTTTCCAGTTTCTTTATCATTATATCCGTGTAATACAAATTCATTTGAACCTGCTCTACTATTTTCTATTAGATGACCAGACTTTCTTATTGCTCTTAAATGTCTATAGTCAGGAAAGAAACCTGTTATCATATTCTCAAAATTTTCTTGTGGTATTTTCATCCAATCTCTAAAATAACATTTAGCAGTATAAGAATAACCAGAGTTATAAATGTGGTGCATAACTGGATGGTCAGTTGCAACTAATATATCTGGTGCAAAATCTTTATAAAGAAAATTACAACCTACTATTACTCCACGAGATTTTAAATTTTTTAAATTAAAACCTTTTCTACTTTGACCGTTGCCAATACAAAATGCTCTATTTCCCATATTTAAATTCATAAGTATCCAATAGAT